CTTTCATTATCGGGAAAACACTGCTGAACCCGTAGGAGCGATCTAATGATCACTGACCACAGTGTTTGGTAAAAGCACTTATATCGGCATTGGAAAGTAACCACTATAATCATCACCAGCTGCAGCGTAGACGTAAATTAATTCGTCTCCTTGCAAAGGTGTTGATTTTAGTGTATCAGAATCAAAAAGGTTGATTTTAACTGTATGCCATGGATATTGATCACCACTACGTCTTACCGAATTATAGTAAGGAACGGTAATTTCGGCAACGTTGTTCATTTGCCCCACAAACCACTGTTCTGGGTGAGCCCATACAGCGGGTATGGAAATGTCATATCCTTTATGAATCAATTCTACTCTCATACAATATTTCCTAGGAAATACAAATTTAAACCTAATAGAACCAGATCTAAAAGCATAAATGTTGTTAATATTTTGGAATAAACAATGTCCTAGGTCCGAAATGAGATAAGGTGCTTGATTAATAGCTGATATAGTGTCAGCTTGGGTGAAACGTTTTGCCAACGTTCTAAGGTTTGAAACCTTTTCACCTCCGATCTCTTTAGAGAAATCATGAGTGAAAACAGGTATCAAATCATCAGCGATTATAGGTTCAGTATTATCACAGCACCCTTGCGCCCTGGAAGTAGACGGAAAGGGTTTGAACATAGGTGCAGATACTTCACAATCAGAAATCGCACGATATACTATTACACCAATATTTGGTGAAACAGTATCAGGGTAATCTAATTGAGTTAGTTGTCCTATATAAAGAGAACCAAATGATTCGTCCAGCATCCTATATGGTTGGTTATGCATATAAGGCACTGTGAAATAAAATCTATCCACTTCAGATATATCAATAACTTTAGTGTAGAGTTTATTCATATTTTGTTCCATAATCAAATTGGTTGTTGGTTCTGCGGATTGAGCTGGATAGTATTGAACAATTAAACGTCCAGTGTGAAATCTCGTTTTGACTAAATTTATTTCAAATTTAACTGTAAATCTCCAGTAATTGAAACAATTTAAAACAAGGTCAGCTGGTGTTAATACTTGCTGTGATTGACCTAAATCAATCTTAACAGGATTTGTATTTTTATCTATTGAAGTGACTTTCGTCATCACCTTCCGTTCTAATAGATAAGAAAAGTCCATTTCATCCAACTTAAATATTGAATTCTCTGCTGAATCTATAGCGTTATCCGGGGATACCGCCAGGGCAACGGAGTTATCTACTCCCTCTCCGTTGCACATCCTCCAGGCTACGGCTGGACAGACGTTTTTAGCAACTTCCACATTGATTGGTTTAGACCAACCAAAGTAGGCAGATACTTTATTAAACGCCCGTGC